ACCATATATCTTTTTATAGTTTGGATAACTTACTGGAAATTTTTTAACTGTGATGTTTCTATACAAAATATTATGCAATGAAAATAGCCGTTCATTGACAAATGGGAAGCCTGGAACTTGATGGCCATTGTATGATATAGTTTTATCATACATATAATACTTCATTTCGCCATCATTTTCAATGATATTAAGGCATTCATCAAGAAAAATTATAAAACTTCTCCAGAATTTTTCATTACCAATGAAGTAATTACAAGTTGCAAAATCTTCTGGATGATAAACAAACTCTTCAACTCTACAGTCTATATTAAGTTTTGGTAATAATCTATTACAGAAGTCTATCATGCCTGGCACCCAAATATCACCTTGAGTCCATATGTTGGTATGTGTGACAGCAACATCAAGGAAAGGATCAATGTGATACACATCATATCCTGGATTATCTAAAATCCAATCACGAAATAATTCAGGTTCAAGATGAGTTTTTTCCATCCAACGCCAAGATAATAACCCCCAATGTGCATCACTATCTTTATGCATTTCATAGAGTTGCTTCCACATTGGATACTCTCTAAGAAGAGGCTTAGGATTATTCAAGTTGTTATATGGAATAAAAACTGGATTCAGTTTATTCAGTTGTTCTTCACTATAATATGACTGATATAAGAACAATTTCATTGCACCATATCCTCAATCATTCTTTCTTTATTATACAGAGGTTCATATCCCAATGCCTTTAATTTCTCTGCTTTCATCCACATGGAAAGAACTTGTACAGTCTTATGAAATTCTGGTTGTGGTATTGTATTAAATCTACTTTTACTTTGCGTCAACTTCTTAGCATAATTCAACATCTCAATAAATTTAATTGGTTCATTATTGCCTATGTTGTAGATAGTGTCAAGTTCACCTTTAGTAAGTACAATATCTAAAGCACGACAAACATCTGTTACATGAATGTAGTCACGCAACATATCACCACCTTCATACACATTGATATCATTACCTACTTTGATCTCATTTATCAAATGTTGGAGAGCATTCTTTTTAGGTGATGCTTTGGGATCACCATGACCAACAACATTAGATAAACGAAGAATACGATACTTGATATTGAATGTCTTACAATAACAAATCAGTAGTTCTTCTGCTGCACGTTTTGTGATTGAATAGAAACCTGATGGGTGACATATAGATTCTTCTGTTGCTGGCATTTCAGTATGGCCATATACAAACCACGAACTAACAAAGTTGAATGTAACATCTTTATCTTTACATTGTTCCAGCACACGCATCAATGTAATCAAATTAGTTTCAATATCAACATAAGGATTGACCTTCATATTATAGTTTGTGATTGTTGAAATGAAATAAAGAATGTTCTTTGACTTGACAGTGTAATCAAGTTTATCATTTACAATACACTCTGGATGATTTCTAACGAATCGTGATCCAATGAAACCATGGCCACCAAACACTTGTAAATCGTTTACCATTTCTTCATTACCTCTTCAAGATACTGAAATACTTTTTCATTGTAGAATGGTGGACATCCTAAAAAGAATACGTGAGATAATGCTTTGTTTGAATTTGGGTACTTGCTGTAGTCATCAAGATGTTTGAAGCCTGGGTGCAACAGAATGTTACCAGCAAAGTATGGTCGTGTCTGAACTCTGTTTGCTTCAAAGAAATCGACCATGAATTCTTTTTGTTCTTGTGACTCACACAGAATTGGCACACCAAACCATGATGGGTCTGATTTATCCAATACTTTAACTGGTGTAATACCAAAATACTTCACCAACATATCTTCAATTCTTTTCTTATGCAATCGGCGTTTGGTTTCGATCTCATCAATCTTTTGCAGTTGAGCAAGACCGATTGCACCTTGTAGATCAAGTGGCTTAATGTTATAACCAGCATGTCTGAAGATATATTTGTGATCGATGATACCATCATAATTCTCTAACCAATTAGAGAAACGTTTACCACACGTACCACATGGTAGAGTGTTATTAACACCCACACAATAACAATCACGACCCCACCAAGAAATACTTCTTACAGTTTCAATGAAGTCTTTGTCATTAGATGACACCATACCACCTTCACCAGTGGAGATATGATGTGCTGGATAGAAAGAACATGACCATGCAAAGTATAACTCATTAATTAGTTTATCACCCCACTTTGTGCCGAGTGAATCACAGTTGTCACCAATCAATAGAATGTTATGACGATTACAAATGTCAACGATTCTATCCATGTCGGGTGGATTAGCCAATACAGGTGAAACAAAAATTGCTTTTGTTTTTGATGTGATTTTTTCTTCGATGAGATTGACATCAAAATTCAATGTCTCAAACTCAATGTCAATAAAGACGGGCTTTAGATTTGTTTGGACGATGGGTGCAATTGTAGTTGCAAATCCAACTGGAGAAACAATGATTTCATCACCATCATTCCATTTGAAATATGCTTTAAGTGCGGCAAGCATTGCAAGATTTGCTGAACTACCAGAGTTCACCATGTGTGAATAACCAACATTAAATCTTTTAGCAAATGCTTCTTGAAACTTGATTACATTCTCACCAGATGCTATCCAACCACCAGTAAGAAAAGCAGTCATTGCTAATTCGATTTCATTATGATCCCAATACTGGCCAGAGTAAAGAACATAGTCTTTATCTGGATTGAAGTTATCATAATTCTGTATATACTTTGGCTTAGCAAGTCTGCTAACCTCTTTAATCATATTTTCAATCATAACAAAAAAATCCCTTAATGTAATTTCTTACTTTTAAAATCTTCCAAAAAATCTTTTAACTGTTCTGTTAGTTCATGTCCTTCTGACTCTTCAGTTTCATGTTCATCCAACAGTTGTTGAAGCAACTCATCAGAATCGGCCATCTCTTTTATTGTACGTTCGACCAACTTATCATAATATTGAATCATTGTTTCTTTGGGTTCAATAATAGTGATGATATCGGAAGAATATATCAGTGCAGAATTTTCTTTAATTAACTCAACTGGCAACCAAGGCATCATCATCATTACGGTTTGACCTGTAGGCATACGTCGAAATATCAAGCGCATTGGGTCATTGAGTTGAATTTGATCTGAATCTTCCTGTTCAAACATAGAAGCCATAATATCTTCGCCCGTCTGCATTCTTATAAGTTTTACGTTATGCATTCTTGACCTCTATATTGTAGAATTTGTATTTGAATTTTTCATCATCGTATATTTTAACACGTTCTTGCAAATGGCGCAATGTAAAATTGACATGTTTGCCTATACGGAAGTCGTCTGCTATGTCGTAGAGGACTGCTTCGGTTTTGTTTTCTCCAATTCGTAATCCTCTTCCAATTGACTGTAAGTTTCTAACTCTTGATTTAGATGGAGAGGCAAAGATAACGTTATGAAGATTGCGTATATTAATGCCGGTACTAAAAGTACCGTAAGAAGCAACAATAATAGCATTGTTTTCTTTCTCAGTTATAGCCCGCACTTGCTCACGGATTTCCACATCTGTTCCACCATACACAAAAAAAACATGCCTGTTATCAGCCTTTTCTTCAATGAGTTTATGAAGTTGTTTGCCATGTTTTTCTACCAAATTGAACAGTATAAGTGAGTTACCTTCTAATGATATAGCAAGATTACGGATGAATTCATTTCGTGCTCTACTACTAACTATGTAGTCTATTTCTGATTGATAGTCCCAACCACGTGATTGTTTACAAACATCTTCTGGATACTTCAACACCAAACACTTGATACGAAAGTCTGCAAGTTGTTTGTTCTCAATAAGTTTAGCAGTCGTGGTGGATTGATATAACGGACCAAACAAACCCTCTAATACTAACTTATGTGTTTGTGTGCCATCAACTGTACCTGTGCAACCTATTCTATACTTTGCGTTCTTCAGGCCGGTCATGATGGTAGTTAATGACTTTGCCTTGAACTGATGTGCCTCATCACCCAAAACAAAATCAAACTGTTCAAAATATTCAGGCGGGTTCTTGTAGATAGATTGCCACGTGGTAATGGTCAGAAACTTATCTGTATGCTTGTCTTTTCCCGAATATTGTCTATGGGCATACTCTGCGGCATCGTAGCCATATGATACAAAATCAGCATACATTTGCTCAACAAGAGAAGTTGTAGGAACAATTAGCAGTCCTTTCTTGTAACCTTTGCTCTGTAGATATCTAAGAATTAGATATTGAATCAATGACTTACCAGAACCAGTAGGTGATAATAACAACATTCGTCTGTTTCTTACGGCAGTAATGAATGCTTTGACTTGATAATCTCTCGCACCTTCTGCTATAATGCTCTTGTCCAGTTTCAGATCATCAATAAAGGCTATAGCCTCTGTAACAGAAAAGTTCTCAGTAACATTTACAGGCGTATCAATACCAAGTTTGTATCCTCTCTCATCACAAAACTTTTGAATGTACGGTACAAGACCATGATAGATTGTATATGTACGTAGATCAGCAAGCCTTATCTTGCCATCCCAAAGTTTGTTTTTGTATGCAGGCATGAACTGAT